GTCGCGTTAATGATCCTGCAAACGAGCGTGTTGATTATGAAGAAGTCATTATTTTAAACGAAGCTTCACAAGAAGAATTCTTTGGGTGGTATCGTAGTGCCATTCAGGAACACGCGCGTAATGTGGACTGTGTAGCCATGTTGAATGAAGACTTAGAAAAAGCTACACTCTGTCACAAATGTAATTTGTTAACTTTGCGCTGCTCGTGTAAACCTGACACTCCGGATCAATATCCTTTCCTGACCACATTGCTACCACAAGGTGGATTCTTGTCTCGTGTACGTGCAAAAGTTAAAGATTTTCGGAAAAGTTTAGTTGCCCTTGGTGAATTACATGTTACGTGGGGCCATTTCTTACCGATGTTGCGAGTGTTCATGGCGCATGAAGGTGTGGTCACTGATGCTTTAAGGGTTGTTATTGCGCGCATTTTATTTATGGTGTCTTTGCCGCGGCCCCAGAAATTTAGTGAAGTTACTGAGGATTTACTATCTCAAGCAAAGCATGTTCTACCACAACCTCCTCTGGGTCTTCTTGGCTTTGGGAAGGAATTGATGAAGCAATCTTCTGAGTATACGGATTTCATTGATAGACTTGCTGCCAAAGACGTTGGAGCTGTTCCCGATATTTATTCACGTGAAGAAGCTCCTAGTGCACTTGTGTTGCGTGAAAATTCCCGATCAATCACTCTTCCTATTTTGGTTAAGAAGGTGGGTAAGAATTCATTTCCTATCACCGTCCATAGTCATGGAACTACATCTGCACAACGTGTTCATGCTCTTGGAGTTGTTGGTGGCACGGTTATGACTGTTGGTCACGTTTTTGAAGTTGGTGCTACAAGCTACGAGATTGAATGTTACATTGATACCGTGCAAACTTACAAATTTGCGGTTGAAGAGGTTCGTGTTGATCGAGTTCATGATCTTGCCTTTTTTGACATTCCACGACAATTTAAGAGTCTCGTTGATTACTTTCCTCAAGTCATAAACAAGGTCACTCCTTACAGAATTGCCCAGATGGTATGGGGTTCTCGTACTTCTTTGGCCCCTGAAGAGCTGGTTGTTCGTGTTGAGACGTATCATTGGGATGATGGCGACGTCCGAGACATTTATGCGTATCCGCGCGACTTTGGATGCGGTAGTTGTGGAGGAATCGTAGTTGTCCAGACCAATGATGGACCAGCAATCGTTGGAATGCATCAAACCTTCAACATGAAAACTCAAACTGGTAGTGCACAACCTATTTCATATTTGCAAGTTGCCATGCGTGGATTTTCTCCATCTTCGCTTATTGATCAGCCATTAATTCCTACACTTGATCAGAATGGCCTTCGCTTGGTTGAGAATAGGAAGTTCTCGCGTAATGCGTTTCATCCCAAGTCAATCGTCGAATGGATGCGCAATCATGAACAGAGTGAGTTGTTGGACACTTCCATTGCCAAGCCTTTGGGAACAATTCCATACGGAATTCAGCATATGCGAACGCAGCTTGTTGATTGTCCACTAGGTAAATATCTTCCCCCCAGTGGGAAAATTATTCCAACCCTTACCAACGGATACCAAAATGGAATTTGGGTTGATCATTTCCATGAGCAATTAACGCGAATGATCGAAGCCCAAAGTACGATTCCTAAAGACAAGGTTGATGACGCATTTTCCGTCGTGTGCCGACGTTATACACGTTTAGCCTCCAAGTGTGGGCGCCTGTATCCATTAGAGGAACGAGAGTCTCTTAATGGTATTCCTGGTGTGCGCTTTATTGACCATTTCAAGCGTAATACCGGACAGGGTCTGCCCGCACGTGGTCCCAAAAAAGATTTAATTATCGAAACTCCAAATGGACGTGTGTATACAGTTGCTGCCAGACGATGTGTGCAATTTGTTGCAGAAGAGATTGCTAAAGGCAATAATCCTGGTGTAATTAGTGATTTCGTTTTAAAAGACGAACCTAAGAAACCCAAAAAGAAAGTTCGTGTATTTATGCCGACCAATTTTGCGGCCAACGATCTTTTACGTCGTGCACTTCTTCCTATTTTCAAAATCATCCAAGATAACCCTTTCTTGACTGGAATTTCTATTGGCATAAATGCTGATTCATTCCAGTGGAAAATTTTGTTTGATAAACACATGCGTCACCCACATCATGTGTTTCTTGATTTTAAGAACTTTGATATTAGTCATAATTGTTGGCTTCTAGCAGCCGCTTTACGCGTGCTGTATTGCATGATGGAGATTGTTTTCCCACCAAATGCGCTGATAGCTGGTATTCCTTGGCAATTGTTGATGGCACGTTTGTTTGCGATGTGTGTTCATCCTCTTTATAACATTGACAATTGTATCTTTCAGTTTTTAGGAAGTTTGGGGTCTGGTTTACTCATTACTGCGATGATCAATAGCATCATTCAGGAAATCATCTTGCAAATCCTATGGCATGAGTTTCAACGCGAAAAGGGTCTACCACTTGACTGTGTTACGAAGAGAGACACATTCAAGGAGCAGAATTCTGATGATAAATATGGTGATGATGGTATGGTTTCTACAGATCAAGCTGAGTTTAACCTTCCATTTTTCATTCGTACAGCGGCTCAATGGTCTTTAATTATCACTGACCCTGATAAGATCGATCCGCCCCGTACGGTTTTTCCACCAGAACATTGGACATACTTGAAGAGAAAATTTCGACAAGAAGGTGATAGGGTTTATGCCTCTCTAGAATTTGATAGTATGCTCAAAACTGCGCAATTTTACAGGCTCGATGAGCGACCCTTACAAGTTGTTTTACGTGAGCGGTGTGGTGACATCGTGCGTTACGCAGCTTACATCGAGCCTGGCAAGTGTCATTTTTTAATGTCTTGCCTACATAAAGCGATGTGTGAACACTTTGGAGATCAACCTTTTGGATCATACTTTCCTACTCGATCCCAAGTTCGATCTTCAATGGAGCCACACTTCGTCCCAGTGCCCGGGTCAGGGTACAATCTCGCAGCTTTAAATAAACTCCACCCATTAAAGCTCGAACAAATTTGGTTTAATAAAGCCAAAAGGTGACTCGTGTCGAGTCATTATTCGCGGAAAGATCACGTTTTGCAATCTTGTTCATTTTCTTGCAATTACGAAGCTCCCGCGTCTTATGGTGGCCGTGAATGATCTAGCGAGCTAATCCGCACAGACGGAGAAGTATCGCGAAATTTAAATTTCTGTGCTGAACAACAACATAATATTAAAGCCCCAAATGCTGCCCCCCAAAATACCTCTGGCGATTCCGGTGATTCTTCTATCCCAAACACCGATCGTGAAACTATTGGGGATGTGCAGCCACAACAACTTGTCGGGTTCTCTTCTGATAATCCTGTACAAGAATCTTACATGAAAGCCGATCCATCACTTTCAATTCTACCTCCCGCTCCATCAACTGCTGATTTAGGCCGTTTTCTTGAGAGGCCTGTGTTGATTGATTCACGTACTTGGTCGGCTGACATAAACGTACATATTGATCCATGGGCATTGTTTCTTAATGATACTAATGTGTACGCCAAAATCAGTGGATTTGCTCGATTGCGTGGCACTCTTCATGTTCTCACTCAAGTGAACGGTACTCCGTTTCAGTTTGGGCGAGTCTTAGTGAGTTATGAGCCACGATGCGGGCGTAGCCACTCTATCGATGGTGATTATCGTCAACATTCTAATTTACCTCATGGGTTTATTGATCCGTCGATCTCTTCTTCTGTCCACTTAGTCTGTCCATTTATTCATCCTAGTTTGTGGATTGACCTTACGAGTGCTTATGGTGCGCAAATTGGAGTTTTGAATTTTGACACTCCTGTTACTCTCGCTTCTGTCCAAGCTGGTGCGCCAACTGTCACTATCAACACATTTGCTTGGATGGAGAATGTCCAATTGGCTTATCCTACTTATGGTTCTCCCGCGACTTTCGTTACACAGTCTAAAACTGTGACGAAAAAGAACCGCAAGACCACTTCTCAAACAGGGCGTGATGAGTACGAAGCTGAAGGCAATTCTGGATTAATTTCGGGTCCTGCTGCTACCATACAAAACATCGCTTCTCGTTTGACTACCGCTCCAGTCATTGGTCCGTTCGCTACTGCGGCGGAGATAGGGGCTGGCGCTGTTGGCTCGATTGCCAAACTTTTTGGTTGGTCTAGGCCGCGCAATCTCGAAGTGGAAAAGAAAGTTATCCCGCGTCTTATGGGTGAACTTGCCACGACGGACACAAATGATTTATCGGTACCGTTGACTTTGAATTCGAAGAGTGGTGTTTCTGTTGATCCTCAGATCATAGGATTCGATGGTGAGGATGATGAACTCACAATCCATTCGATAGCTTCTCGTTGGACGCTTGGTACTGATACTATTCCCTGGGCTACGACTGATGCTGAAGGCACTGAGCTTATTACTCTTCTCGGTGTTAGTCCAGAGATGCTTGATGTGGCCGCTGCTAACGGAACTGGTATGACTGCTGTGAGTTTTGCAGCGTATCCTTTTACCTATTGGCGTGGTACTCTTAAAGTACGCTTACAATTTGTTGCATCCGCATATCATCGAGGTCGCGTTCGATTTGTGTGGGATCCAGAAGGGTCTACTGTTGGAGGCTTGAATCAGCAGTATTCGCATGTCATGGATCTAGCAACTTGTACTGATTACGTCTTCCACATTCCGTATGCTGCCGTGGATCCTTATCTTCCATACTCGGCAACGAACGGACATATCAATCTTGTGGTGATGAACACTCTCACTGCACCTGTCACTCCTTCTACTATTCAGGTGTTAATTTGGATTGCTGCAGGTGATGATTTCCAAGTTGCGCAACCGAGCGGGAATTTCTCTCACGCGAGTCTTATCCGTCAATCAGAACTCATTCAGCCCGATACTGTCAAGTGTGAAGAGCATATTGAGTTTGCTGCGCCTCCACCAGCCACCGGCATGGATTTGGCGTGCTTCGGTGATCCCATTCGTTCATTCCGTCAGCTGTGGAAGCGCTACACGCCGTACACCACTGCTGCTATCACTGCTCCCAGTACTACGTCGAATCACATGTACAACTACGGAGTGCGCCATCCCATTTATCCTCAAAGACATGGCACCGTTTATTACGGCACTGTGGAAGATGTTTCGAACAACAATTTCAATCCAAACGCGAACCATATCTTCAATTGG